AGTACTGGAAATGGTACCGCTCGCACGTGATGACACCATACAGCAGGCAGCCGGTGGCACCGTGACCGCGTGGGAGATAGAAGAGATCCGGCACGCAATTAAGGTCGTGCATGGCCCGTATGAATCGATCGCGCTACTGCACAAATTCGAGCACGTATTGCGCGCCGCTGGCGTGCTTGTGCAGACTCCCGCTGGGCTCGTACACAAAGACTCGTTACCGGGGGCACCCGCATGAACATTTCCAGCAAAGAAGCCTTTGATCACTTGGTGCAGCTCGTGCGGCTTGACGTAAAGCGCAATGGGCTGCACGCATTCGCGCGGCATTTCTGGGCAGCATCCGGAGAAGCGCGGGCATTCAAGGACAGCAGACATCTGCACGCACTTGCTCGAGTGCTCGAAGCGCACGCACGCTTTGAGATGCGCGACACGGTGATCAACGTCCCGCCGTCCACAGGCAAGACGCTTTGGGTACAGGTATTCTGGCCAGCGTTCGTTTGGGCCACCGTCGATCCAACGCGCCGATTTATCGTCACGTCTTACGACAACGGCAAACTACATCAAGTGGCCCGGCAGTTCCTGCGGCTAATTCTGCACCCGTTATTTCAGGCGTGCTACCCACATATCAAGTTACGCCGATCGGTCACGGCCGAAGCGGAGATCGAGACGATAGCAGGAGGCACCCGCCTCGCGTACCAAATGGGCGGGCCCGTTACGTCCAAGCACGGAGACCATGTTGTGCTCGATGATTCCAACAAAGCAGGAGATTCCGAGGCAGATTTTGCGAAAGCCGTGGAGCTGTGGCAGTACACATTTTCCACGCGCAGAGCAGATCCAAATAGGCACAGCAATCTCATCATTGGGCAGCGCTTGAACCACGACGACGTCTGCGGCGTGATGCTGCGCGCGCCGCACAATTACGAGCACGTGTGCTTTCCGATGCGCTACGTGCCAAATTGTCCGTGGGATTACGGATGTTCACTCGGCAAGCTGGACGTGCGCACGGAGCCTGGCGAATTGCTGTGGCCAGAGCGTTACTCTGAGGAGACCGTCGAAGCAATCGAGATCGCAATGGGCAATGCGCAGCATGCAGGAGCTCAGCTGCAACAAAATCCGGTTCCGGCAACCGGATCGTACTTTGAGGATGCTTGGTTCAAGGAGTGGTCCTTGCCACTCCCGCATCCTGGGGCCATGTACATCGTGCAGAGCTGGGATCTCGGATTCAAAGGCCGTGCCGGAAAGGGCAGCGCGGACAGCTGGGTGAGTGGAGAGCTTTGGGCAAAGCACGAGAAAAGATATTTGCTGCTCGACGAGCAGCGCGGGCATTGGAATTACCCAGAGACAAAGAGGCAATTCATAGCGGCGCAATCGAATCCGCTGTGGCGCGCAGCTGGATGTATTTTGCTCGAAGATAAGGCAAACGGACCGGCACTGATCTCAGAGATCCGGGAAAGCGTCGACCTGCAGACGCCGATCAAAGCCGTGGAGCCGCACGGCTCCAAGGAGGAGCGCGCAAAGAGGCACAGCGCCAAAGGCGAGGCCGGGCTGCTGTGGCTGCCGCCGGTTGAGCACATGCCTAGCGTGGCTGAATTCCGCGCTGAAATTGTGCGGTTCCCACACCAGAAAGCCAACGACCGGGTGGATACGATGACGCAAGCGCTTGACGAGCTAGACGACGGCATGGTCGGGTCCCTGGAATTGTGGAAAAAAATAATCGCGAACATGTGACGATTGTGCTTGCGTGCGCCGCGAGGATGCTGCAGGATAGCGGGGCTACCGAACGCAATAGAAGGACAAACAATGGCAAGCAAAAAGACAGATCTCGTGAATCGAGTTCAAGATAATTTTTTGTTTACTCCCGATGTGGCCAAATCTCTACTGGAAAACAATATTGGTAATAGGGCATTATCGCAACGGCATGTGAGCAGACTGGCGAATTGCATGCGCAGAGGAACTTTCGTCTCGGTCAATGATGCCATCGTGATAGGGGCTGGAGGCAGAATAATCAACGGGCAGCACCGACTACACGCTGTGATTGCCTCTGGAATAGAGGTGCGTATGCTGCTCAAGGTGGACTCGGCGCTAGAGAGTGCTCGGGGAGTCCCTTGCGATTTAAATCGCACCAGGCTAGGGCATTTCGTCTACGGATATCAAAAGCGCGTATGGTCCGCCGCTAGTCGCGTTGCTACATTTGTTGCGCACCGTGGATCAAAGGATTCCTGCGATTTTGATAGTATCGAAGCCGTCGCTTCTGTACTGCAGGATTCGGTGCAACAGCTTACTACGACAACAGGAAAAGGGCTCAGCAAGGGAGCCAGGCAAGGAGCCGTAGCCTGCTGCATGCTACTGCGCCCACAGCGGAGCGCGGAAATAGCCGATCAATACTCGATGTTCTTAGCAGCAGCACATTCCGAAATGTGGCCGGCGGTAGAGGCTCTCGAGAGGCAAGCGATAGGGCAGCTAATAGCTCGGGTTCAAGAAGATCCGAACGAGATGCTAGCAAGGACTTTCAGAGCCTTCAACTACGGGTTGATCGGAAAGTGCGTCAACAAACTGCAGGTAAGCAACCTAGCAGCTCTGAAAGAGTCTGTCTGGTCTGAGATCGCTCCTCTATTTGCCTCCGGCGTCAAGCCGTGCTAGGATCGGTCGCGCTGTGGCGCGCTATTTTGGAGAATATGGTTTAGCATGGGTACCCTCGAAATCAATCCGACAGACCTCGCCACGATTGCAGCGCCTGCAGCGCCACCCAGCAACTGGAGCACCGTCCCGATTTCCGATGGCTGGATGAACACCATATCAGGCCTGGGCACGGAAAGAGATCGACGTGCTCAGTACAGCATCCAGCGCACGACAGAATTAACAGACCAGGAGCTGGAGATTCTGCACAACGAGAATTGGCTTGCCCGCAGAATTGTTGAATTGCTTCCGCAGCAAGCATTTCGCAAGCCTCCGACCGGACTCGACGACAAACAGCAGCAGGCGTGGGATGAGCTGAATAGCCACGAGCTCTATACACAGGGCGTGTTTCTGCAGGGACTTTACGCAGGCAGACTCTTTGGCGGCGCTATGATTCTCGTCGGATTCACGTTCGGCGATCCAAAAGACCCTGCACCCGAACCGGGGCCGCAGTCTGCGATCTCCTGGCTCGACGTAGTGCCGTGGCAATTTCTCGTTGTCGAATCCAAGGAAACAGACGCAAACAGCAAGCGCTTCGGATTACCGTTAATGCTCCGAGTCGTGGGAATGCACCCGCGCAACGGGCTGGTGTTTCACATCAGCCGTGGAATCATCTGCGAGGGCGCCGCACGTGCGTTGCCAACGACGTCAGATGCGATCCGACGGCCCTGGCTGTCTGTGCTGCAGGCTGTGCACGAGACGCTGCGGGATTATGACGTCAGCTGGGGAAGCATTTCCAACCTGCTCGAGGAGGCGTCCGTCGGGGTACTGAAGCTCCAAGGTCTTTTCAAAATGCTGGCAAACAAAGACCAATCTGTTGCGCAAGCGCGCATGCAGACTATGGCCGCGAGCAAGAGCATGATCCGCACCTTGTTTCTTGACGCTGATGGCAACGAGTCTTTTGAGCGCACGGAGGTATCCTTCGCAGCACTGCCGCAGCTAATGCAGCAGATTAACCTGCGAATGGCGGGCGGTGCGGATATCCCAGCAACCAAGCTATTTGGGCAGGAGCCCGCCGGCATGAACGCAACCGGCGAGAGTGATATCCGCCAGTTTTACGACAGCGCAGCAGAGTACCGAAATCGCGCCGCTGTTAAGTTGGCTAAGATTCTATCCTGGGCATTCGGCAAAGAAATCAAACTCGAGTGGCCCTCCCTGTGGGAGCAATCCGACAAAGAGGAAGCTGAAACAAGATTCATCAACGCGCAAGCCGACAAAATCTGGTCTGTAGATATCGGTGCGCTGACGGCTGAAGACATTGGTGTGAGCCGCGCCAAAGATGGCAGCTTCGGCATTGACGTAGATCCGGATAAGATCGCATCTGAGATTGCAGCAGAAGCCGCCAAGAGCGAAGCAGCCGCGAAAGCCGCGGCCGATGCAGCGGCAGCACAGACGCAGCAGCCCGGTATCGGAGCGCCGGCACAAGGGGACAATGCGCCAATCGCCCCGAAGACCACAGCAAACTAGGCTGTCCGTACGCCGCACGAGCGCGCCGCGGCCGGGCGCAGCCGTGCGCCGAAGCACAGCGCGGCAACACGTCCGCGTCGTGCTGCCTGCCCGCGGCTGCCCGCCGGGAGCCATCGAGGCAATGACGCAAGCGTATCTGCTAGCTGTGCGCGAGACGCACGCAGCACTCCTAGCTGAGCATCACGTACAGGACGCATCGGCCAAAGGTTGGCTTGCTCGCGCAATGTCGTGGATTACCAAAGCCACGAGCACAATCAAATCTTCTGTGGACGAAGACTTAAAAACAATACCGACCGTGCAGGGAGCGCGCCTCGCGGGCACCCAGGAACTCGTTAACCAGTTCCGCACGCGCAACACAGATCTGATAAAGACGATCGCAGCAGAGCACACGGCTAAAGTCGATGCCGTTCTGCGCGCGGATGCGGCGAGCACCGGCGGCACGCACGTCAAAGGGCTCACGGCAAAGCTGCAGGAAACGCTGCAGGTCTCTGAGAGCAAAGCAAAATTCTGGGCTGTCGATCAAACTCTGAAGCTCCACGCTGATATCGTCGAGACGCAGCACAAGCGCCTCGGCATCGAGGAGTATGAGTGGAAGACGAGTGAAGACGGTACCGTGCGGCACGATCACGATATTCTGAAAAATAAGACGTATCGATACGATGATCCGCCGATAACGAACGCGTCTGAAGTGGCCGCAGGACGTCCGGCACGCAAGCGAAATCCAGGCAAAGACTACCGATGCAGGTGCCACGCAGATCCGGTGCTACCGAAGCTTGGCGCGCAGCCAGCACCGCGCCCAGCGCCCGCCCCG